CTCGTTCATACCGTGTAATAAAGGGTAATGTACGATGTAATGGGTCAATAATAATGCCTTCATTGTTTCGAGTAACCTTTGTCAATGCCGCGACTTCTTCATAGTTATGTTGTAATAATTCAGGATGAAAGCTTTGTAAGAAGTGATTGTGTAAATCGTCGTCTATTTTTTGTAAATAATCTTCATCCTCTTCTTCATCATCACTCAAGTCGTCAATTAAATTAGAAGGGGCATTAGTAGTAGCATTGCCTTCGACATCTTGGGTGCTATTTAATGGAGCAAATATTTCTTCTTCGTTTAATTCGCCTACATCTTCGTCATCATCTATATCGTCTATATCATCTATATCTACATCATCTACATCATCATCAGGGGGTGGTGGTACAGTATCTTCATCGCTATCACCGTATAGTTCTTCATCTACATACGGTGGTTTTGTTTTTTGTCCTGTTTCATTTATTTCTTGTGTATCCAAAATTTCGTTGTTAAAATTGTTAGGGTCCATTATATAATACTTATAGAATAACTTTCTAAATGGTTGATTGTGTTGTTATGTTTCAATTTTACGTGTGGTTTTTCCATTTGGTGTCGCACTCATTACAAACATACAAGTAATGCATGTTATCTTCATCATAACGAATATATAATACTTCTAATGGCCCTTTGAAATCCGATTTTTTCGATTTACATTCTTGATTTGGACACGGAATGTTATACACTCGAGGTAAAGTAGGGTCGTGTTTGGTATATTCATTGACAATATGGTGAAATTTTTGTTCTCCTTTCGCGAAATCTGTTTTTAATAAACATAACCCGTCTTGTTGAATACTATTGTCTTTGTCACCACAGTATCTACAATAATACTCAAGTTCATTTTCATTTTCCTCTTTGATAGTAATGTAATACATATTATCGCATTTCTTGCAAAAGTGCATCTTTTTGTATATAATATAATGTAGTTTTTTTATACTATATTAATTCAATTTTACTTGTATTCGCAATGTAATAAACAAACAATTTTATGAAAAGGGTTAAAAACACCCTCCTATAATAGGATATATCATATAAAAAATATGGAATCAGGTAAAATTGAAGGGTCAGATTTAGGAAAAAAAGTATCACAATACTCTATCCCAATGAATACGGTGAAACCAACACCGAAGCGTAAAATAAATACATTAAAAGGATTCTTAGACGCACACAAAGCGAAAGATGGCGAACTCATTACACATACACGCATTCCTGATAATAAAAGCAAAATCTACGGAGGCAAATACAATATACCCGATGAAGAATTAGAAGAGTTCTTTACCTTATATAAAAAAGACATTATAGATAAAAAAGGAAAAGAATATTTGACTGAACGCCAGATGGATAACGGACCAATTGCAATTGATTTAGATTTTCATTATGACTACGAAATAGATGAGCGACAACATACGAGCGAGCATATCGAAGAAATGGTAGTGAACATTAGCGAACACTTGAAAACAATATTTAATTTTGACGATGAGACGTTCAAGGTGTTCGTCTTTGAAAAACCAGATGTAAACCGCGTATCAGAAAAAAAAATAACAAAAGATGGAATACATTTGATAGCTAACTTGTCTGTGGATAAAACGGTAAGTAAATATTTACGTGAATGTATGCTACGGGAGTTTCCCGATATATTAGCGGATCTCCCTATAAATAACGTGGATGGGTGGGAAGGTGTGATTGATAATTCAATCATGTCACGTAACACTAATTGGCAAGTATTTGGTAGTCGGAAGCCGAACCATAAGGCGTATACGATTACCCACATATTCGAGATGAAATTTGATGAAGACGACGGTGAATTTCAAATGGAAACCTTGAATGTAAATGAATATTCAAAAAACCTCGATTTAATGGAGTTTTCCGTGCGTAACACAAAATGTCAGAAACTGCCATTCAAAACTGCATTTATTCCCCAATATGAACAATTAGAAAAAGGTTCTGGGCCACAGGCATTCGATGTGTCACCGCGTAATAATGCCATTCAAACTATTCCGTCTATAAGTTCATTTAGTTTTAGTACATACGAATTAATCAAAATCAATACGAAAGAGGAATTAGACCGTCTTTATGCGAACTATTTGTTGTACGTTGAGAGTCAAGGGTCATCCAGTGCATTACGCGATATTATTCCAATGACACTTGCGTTACCGAGCACTTACTATGAGAATGGAAGCTACGAAAAATGGTTTCGTGTAGGGTTAGCATTAAAGAACTCTTGTCCCGATGATAATCGTAATTTATTATTACCACTATGGTTGAAGTTCAGTTCTCAAAGTTCTACTTTTAACTATAATTCCATTCCGGATTTGGTTCAAAACTGGGACCGTACTCGCGTTAAAGAAACTGGACCGATTCTTTCAGAAAAATCTATTAAATTCTGGCTAAGGGCAGACAATCGTGCCTATTACGATAAAATCTGTGATAATTCTATTCTAACGCAGTTGTATAAAGTTGTAACAGAAACATTGGATGATCCAACTGGTTCGTGTGGTGAGGCGGAACTAACTAAATTATTACATATTATTAAAGGGGAACAATTTGTTTGTTCTGCATTCAGTGGGAACGGGCATTGGTATCAAATTGTAAATGGTCGTTACATTGAAAATGATAGCGGAGTCTCCTTACGTAATTATATTATGACTGGTTTTCGCACATTAATCAGTGGTGAAATCCATAAGAAGATGAATGCCGGTGGAGCAAACATTTCCGTTAGCAGCAAAGAAACGAAGAAAACTGAGTTGGGCTCACTAAAGAACATCTATACCAAGTTGGGGCGTGAGCAGGACGCCAAAAAGATTATGAACACTGCAAAGCATTTGTTTTATGAACAAAACTTAGGAAGTAAGTTAGACTCAAACCCTGAATTACTATGTTTCAATAATGGAGTATATGATTTCCACGAAGGTTGTTTTCGCGAACCACGTCCCGATGACTACTTGTCAAAATGTACGAATATCAATTATATTGAATTAACCGACGAACACGCACGAATTATCCTTGAAATCGAAACGTTTCTTCATCAATTATTTCCAGAACAAGAATTGTATGAATACATGTTTGATTTCCTGGCGTGCACATTAAACGGCACGTCAAATGGGAAGAACCAAAAATTCAATATGTGGATTGGAGATGGTGCAAACGGTAAATCTGTATTGATTTCTTTAATGGAAAGCGTATTAGGCGAATACAAGGTGGATGTCCCCACATCGTTGATTACTGAGAAACGTGCCCGGGTTGGGCAACATTCTGGAGAATTATTAGATACCAAGGGTGCTCGTTTGGCTGTAATCAATGAACCTACTAAGGGTGAAAAAATCAATGAAGGTGTTATGAAGCAATTGACAAGTAATACAGATAAAGTAACTGCGCGTGCTATGTACAAGGAACACGAAACATTTGTGCCTCAATGTTGTTGGGTATTGGCAAGTAATGTATTAATGGAGGTCGGTAGCAATGACCATGGAACGTGGAGACGTATTGACGCCGTCCCATTCAAATCACTCTTTACGGCTAATCCCGTGAAGAATGACCCATTAAAGCCTTTCCAGTATCCTATTGATCCAGAGATCATTAATAAATTTGATTCGTGGAAAGAAGTGTTTGCTTCAATGTTAATCAATCGTGTCATGCAAACAAAGGGCATTGTTAAGGAATGTAAAATTGTACGTGAATCGAGTAATAGATACAAGCAAAAACAAGATGCATTTTCACAATTTGTAGCTGAAAAGATTGTAGTAGAAGAAGGAAGCAAGATTACAAAGTCGGAATTAACTACCAGCTATCGTATCTGGCACGAACAGAATATTGGGTCGCGCCCACCACCTGGACGCGAACTATTTGAAAACTTGGATAAGCTGTATAGTCGAAAACCAAGCGAAACCAAATGGCATAACATTCGATTGAATTATGATAATGATGATGATGATCCAGATGACGACTGTTAATACTATCGGAAAAAATGAGACAAACTAATATGAAAATATTTATAACATAAAATACAAATATTTTTTATCTTTCGTACGGAACAAAAGTGATAAACGACCAACCATAACGCAATGCCGTCATGATTTGTGTTTCAATGTAATAAATAACAAAAGGTAATATAGCCAGACACATCAGCACCAATATTCGTAATCCGAGTTCATCTTTCTGTGTCATGGATAAAAAGAAATACGCGTATATCAATAAAACAATATAATAAACGTAAAATAAGATTGTTTCAAAACTCTTTGTTCGCATATGGTAAGGGTCCAATAAATCGGTTTTCTGGTCTCCTTTTGTCAAATTATTCAAAATATTCTCTTGTTCTTCTTTCAATGCATTGTTTTCAGAAAGCAACATCTGATAACTTGTCTTGTTTGTTTGTATAGCATCCTTCTTAACACTTGCTTGACTGGTATTCAAATAACTAAAATAATTAGTATATTGAGTAATAGCATCTTCATCATCCGCGTTCAATTGGTTCACATTATCCGTTTCACGCTCCAATATGGCAATCTCAGTATTCAAGTCGTCTATTTGCCCCTGTAATACCTCGATTTCAGCCTCCAATACATTTATTTTTGATTGTAACCCCCTGATTTCATTTCTTTTATTGTTATTAGAAGCCCGAAGACGATTTATTTGATTTTGATAATTACGAATCGCCCGCTGATGGTCCCGAATTTGGCTTTGAAACTGATTAATGTCATTTCTCCATGATCCAATGTTTTGTTCTAATCGTTGTGCCTCACTCATGTTATAAAGTTATATTATACATACATATTTTTCGTATAATAGATTGCATATTCCCAAATGTATAACCAAAAGGGCAATACTATAAGGGGTAGCAATACAAACAACATACTAAATAACGTTCGGTCATAACGTAATGTAAAATAAACGTATGCCAATACCACCCATAATATGAAGAAAATAATTAATAAAAAGTTGTTTAACAATTGAAACCCGACCCTACGTTGGTATTCGTAATATGATTTTCTGCCATCGCTACTATTTTCACTATCCATACGATTGGTTGTTTTTTCTAATTGTTCGTTTTGCTTTGCCAATCGATTATAACTAAACCCCTTTTGTGTGTTATCAATCGCGTCAAACCACTTGGCATTGTACATGGTAGTCATAATTGCACCAATCGAAGTCCCCAATGCCGATTCATTGATTCCTTTCGAAACTAATGCATTCCGGTAGTCCAATTCACTATTTTCACGGGTTAATTCCAAAGAAGGGATCTCATCTTCTAATTCCACTTTGTCATCTCCCAATGAAGTAATCGTATTACTCATAGATGCCTTAGTAGAATCTAATCGGGCATTGTCACGCACATAATGGTTCCGTTCTCCTTCTTTGTTTCTACGTGTTCCACTTAGTCGATTATTTGTACTATACGCATTATTACGTTCTCGCAACAATTGACCGTTTTGACGGCGAAGTTCGTTTAAATGCGCGGTTTCACGCTCCCGTTGTCGTTGCTGGTAATTTGCATAATGACGCCCCCTGCGTCCTCTACGCCGATATCCCTCAATAATCGTATTATCAAAATTTTCCATTAAAACAACCATATAATAATATTCAAGTTATAATATTATTAGATTTTTATGCTCTTACAAAGTTTTCTCTTGCGTGTGTTCCATCGGCTAAATACTTATGAGTAAATGTCTCTGTTGTAGTCGTATCCGCAGTTCCTTCTAATACACACATGTTTGTTCCTTCATCATATTCCATCCCAGCACCACAACACGTCGACCCTACACACGCCAATGCACCAACATCATAACTCCCATCCACTGGTTCTCCACTACTGCGGTCCTGCGATGTTTCATTCACACCATCCGGTGGTGATTTACGTAATTCATCGAAGTTCGTTTTCATACGGGTATGAATAATAATGAATTTATGGAAACAATAAACAAGAGCAATCACTATAGCAATTACGCTAATCAAGGTGAATATGAAACTAGGCACAAATGGCAAATAATAATCACCAATCATACATAAATAAACAACCAATAATGCTATAATGACTACGAACGCCATTTTATTGTATTCTACTTGTCTGGATTGTTGTGCCCCTTTTAATAACACTTCTCGTCGTTTTCCTATCATTTTATTATCCAATTCATCTTTTCGCATTTGTAATTCATCTTGCTCTTCTTTCAAAATATCAGATACAGTTTCTTGCCGGGTCAACAATTCACTACTGGTAGTTGTTTGTTCGTTTACAGAACTATTCAATTCATCTAATTGTTGTTGTATTTGGGTAGATGCCGCACTCAATTGTGCATCATCCGTTATTCCCGATAAATCATTTACCGATTGTTGAAGGGATGCTAAATATGTTTGTGTATCAGTATTACTCATTATATAGTAATATTGAGATAATTAGTTCATTCGCATCATAACCATTCCTATTAGCAATGACGCCCCAGCCAGAGAAGCAAAAAATAATACTTGTTCATTGTTTCTTACCATTGCATCTAATTCTTGAGAGCGAACTTCTTTTACGTTTCCAATGTATTTATGACCTAATTGTTCTTCATATTGGTATTTTGGGTCATTTTGCAACACATCTTGTAACCCATCACCATATTCGTTCGTTATTTTATCTATTTTATTATTTATCTCAGAGTATTTTTCATTAATCTCATCTACATTTTCTTGTTGTAATTGGACTTTACGTTCCAATGGACCTACTTGTTGTTCCATAATAATGTCATCTACATTAGAACTGCTTGTAAGAACATCATTTGTATATGTATATCCTTGGAACCCTTCGTTACCCATTAAAAATGGTTTTTTATTTAAAGGTTTATGGTCTAAATTATGTGTATGTAATGGTTTATTTTGGTCCATAAATTATATACAATAGGTTGAGGTTTTTTATTGTATTATTTTGCACTTCGGGTAAATTTATACACAACTAACCCCCCAGCAATGACTGCTAAAAGACCGGTTACTATTCCTAACTGGTTGTAGTCAATAATGCGTGGGTTCGTTTCTTTAGGATCCTTACTATTTGTATCTACAATGTCGGCACCTTCCTGTTCTTCTTCTTCTATTATGCCATAAAAGTCTTCAACACTGGGGTAAGACAATGTTAACACACCGCGCCTTAAATTGATAAACGTATCCACTACGGGACCGTTTTGTGTTTGTCGAAGTTTTCTTTTTAAAGCCTCACGATTTGTCATTCCTTCTGTAATATTGTTCTTATTGGTGGAACTGCGTTTTCGATTTTTCATTTGCTTACTTTCATTCAATTTTTCTTTTTTCATTTCTCTTTCTTCATCCGTTAATGTGTATAACATGGGTGTACCGATTAATCTCAACATAGAAATACGAACACGGTCAAAGCCAACCGGCATCTGTAAAATGATCAAACGAAAAGTAGAATATTGTTCTGGGGAATTTACGTAAAATCCACGAATAACTTGTCCGGATGAGGTGGTGTCTTTTGTTTGCTGATTGTCTAACAACGACCAGGTATCATTTGTACTATCTTCATTTTTACCTACCAGCATGAACTTGCGTGGGAAATTATTATTATTCCCAAATACAGGACACGCTAAATAATATTCTTGGAGGTATACTTGGTAAGGCACAGAAATCTCAATCCATTCCCCTTTTATTTCATAAAATTGCTCATCACTGCCGACATTTGTTATGAAAGTGTTCTCATCCATTCCACCCCCTTGGTAGTTCGATGGAAATGATTTACTATAAGGGGATTGTTTGTAAGCAGGATAATTCATTTTCAATCCATCATAGTTCTTGTTTTTTTTATAGTTACATTCCCACATACTCGTTAAATCATCATTAAATGCATTATATGCCTTAGTAGAGTCATCAGCGTATGAGGAAGCACGAATTGTATATGATCCATTCGGATCTAATCGTTCATTGATAGGTAAGTCTTGTATTACTTGACTGTTTGATTCAAACTCTATTTCATTTTGTAAAGGAGTCATTTGAAATGGAGTATTATTACTCGCCATACTATATAATGTATATTGATATTATACATTATCTATTTACGCGATGTAAAGTCAATAGTAGGGAGTTTCGCCCTACGATGGTCCAATTTCAAATCCTGCTTAAGTGTCAGCGACCCCTTTCCTTAATCGCGTACGGGTTTTTCTACTTTACAGGTAGAGGACGAAATGAGTAGGTATTTGATATACGGTTTGTTTGCTGGTGGCTCACGCACATCACCTAAAATCCATTATAAAGGAGAGGCAACCCCATTTATTCATTATTACCTATACTACAATGATGGATATTCTTTATACTTATTTATTCCATTTAAAAAAAGCATAATACAGCAATGTGGTTCCTAAAACCGTTAGCATCATATTCGTATACATGGTATATGTGTATTCTCGTTCAAAATCTTCCCCCATAGTATTGATTGTGCTATTACTATTTTCATCCACTTCTGTTTTTATTATCTCCACCTCATTTCGCATTTTTTGTAAATCGGCGTGACCTTTTACCATTTCGTCAAATTCTCGTTTGAAAGACGCACTGATTGTTATATCTCCTTTTACAGGAGCATCTTGTAAGGTTTGTATTTTCTCTTTTGCCGTTTCATATGCATCTAATACATAATCCTTATCCATTTCTTCATCCCTACAATTCAATGAATTATCGGGGTTTTCCGTAGAACTGTTACATCGCACATATTGGGCGTACTTGCGGTTAAAATCATCAATCGCATCTTTCAAATGGTTCTTATCCATTAATGACATTCCTTCGATTGTGGGCATATTGTTCATCTTGAATTATCCTTTTATATTATGATGCTATTTTTCTATTTCTGTAAATTAAATAAAGGATTAGTCCTATTCCCACTGATAGATTTACAGTATTTAATAAGGTAAAATGGAACATATCTAAAGAGTCATTATATTTCTCTTCTGACCCACTATTATTACCTTGTTTTTTGTAAATGTTATCTGCATACTTTTTGTTTTTACATAATTCACGTCGAAAGCAGGGAATACCATTACGAACAGTATCACTTCCTTGTGTAATACCCTCTTCCGCCAAATCCGCACATTGTGTATCGAAATCATACTCAAGGGTCTCCCCGTTATCCTGTGTATATTTATTCTCATTTGCTTCACTCAATATCGTGACACAGCTTGCGTCAGTTGGCATCATATTACTTTCTTGGGCGCTTACATAAAAAAAATCATTTGAATTGAATCCAACGATTGTTTGTTCCGACATTTATTTATATATATATAAAATACATTTTTTTTGTTTTATATTTTCTTTTCTACTTTTTACGCTGTTTAATTTACACATACACGGTAATAATTGTATGTCATTGCGGTTTCACTCTTTCTTTCAAATTGAACGATATCCCCCGGGCGTAAGCATATAGCTAATGCCTGTGGGTCAAATCTCGAAATCTCCGGTAGTTGCTTACTTGTTTGAATACTGAATTTTTGTTTGAACTCCGTTACTTGTTGTTCGTTCAATATAGCGCACGGAGGGACATATTGGTGTTTTAAAACGTTGTATTGTAATCGCTTAATATTCTGAACTACTACCATATACTTGCTTTGTTCCCAAACATATTTCAATCGTGAAAGGAGTGTATCGTTCGGCTCATCGTTACTAATAACAATCAACGTATCTTCCACATTTAAAGCATTTTCTATTTCAAATAATTCTTCTATTAATTCATCTAAATGCTTCTTTGCAAATCCGGCATCAACGAAATGAATGTACACCTTCTTGTTATCGATTTCCCGTTTTACTAACATATCCATTTGGGTGTTTTGACTCATCACATCCACAGCATTAATACTGAAGTTCTTATATTCAGATACATCATACCCGATTTCTTCCAATTGTTCAAGAACATTCAATCGGGCATTGTACAATTTTAATACTCTGTTAGACGACATTTTACTATAAATAAAAAGGATACTTTTTTATTTATGTTATTCACTAATCAATTTTTATCAAATATTATAATCCCGATTACTTTATTTCTTCAACCATTTCTCCTTGAGCATCATATATCCAAATCTCGCATTTATAACCAGCATCCTTTAATGCTTGTTGTTTTAGATAAATAATATCTTTCTTTTTGCTTGCTGTCCATGTTGATTTTGCTTCAATACATCTATTTTGCGATTTTACAAAACAATCTACAAAGTACCTGCGTTTTTTTCCATTATTGTCTTTATACCAAACAGTAGGAACAGCACTTCTTGCTACTACAATATCATCTTCTTGTATTGCTTCTTTTTGTAATAAATCATTTAACATAAATTTTTCATATCCTTGTATTCTCTCTATTCTACCCGAAGGAAATATATAATCATAAGCTTTATATGCGTTTTTAGATGCCCTTTCGGAGATTTCTATATTTTGTAACGGAGTTTCACAACCATATTTTTCCAAATTGGTTGCTTTTATTTTATCTTTTATTTCTTCACTTTGGGACGGATTTTCACAACCATATTTTTCCAAATTAGTTGCTTTTGTTTTCTCTCTTATTTCTTTATTTTGGAACGGATTTACATAACCATACTTTTTCAAATTAGTTGCTTTTTTTTTATCTTGTATTTCTTTATTTTGCAACGAATGTTCACAACCATACCTTTCTAAACAGGTTGCTTTTATTTTATCTTTTACTTCTTTATTTTGCAAGGAACATTCGACTCCATACCTTTCCAAACTGGTTGCTTTTTTTTTCTCTTTTATTTCTTCACTTTGGGCCACACGCTCACAACCATACTTTTCCAAATTAGTTGCTTTTATTTTATCTTTTATTTCTTGACTCTGGAACCCATATTCAACACCATACTTTTCCAAATTAGTTGCTTTTATTTTATCTTTTATTTCTTGACTCTGGAACCCATATTCAACACCATACTTTTCCAAATTAGTTGCTTTCCTCTTTCCAATCCAATTTTCTTTTGTATGTACTTTACAGAAACATCCTGTTTGTATAAATTGTCTAAAAGCCTTACTACAACTATCATCGCATTTCAAACATTTTGCTTCTATAATAGAATTTCGAGTAATACTTTCATCACTATAATCTTTTTTTAAATCGACATTATTTTCTTCACAATATTTTTTTAGTACACCATAATCATAACGAACTTTAGTTTTTTGTTCACTCATTAAGCTACATTATATTAAATATATGATATAGTTTTATACTTATTTCAGTCCTTTTCATCAAATGTTTATAAGTTCAGTTTTTTTATCACAAAATTTGAAAAATCAAACATACCTCCACCACTCTTTTCCTCACTCTTCTCGTTATTCTTTTCTGTGCTGTTTGCCGCTGTATTTACTAAGACATTATCTGTTGATTGTGTTGTATTTGGCGTTTCCACACTGGGTGTAGTTGATGTTTCCACATTGGGTGTGGAATTTGTGTTGATATTTATCACAGGTGCATATGTCATTCCCGTTGGGGTTTGTGGTATTCCCATAGGAGGCATTTGAGGTGATTCTGGTCTGGGTTGGATATCCATTACGGTCACTACCTGTATGGTATCCATTTCATATGGATTTACTGATTGTCCTACAAAATTTGAATCTAATTCAATGGTTAAAAACTTACCATCAATATCTACAATTTTCCATAAAAGGTTTTTTTTATCCTTCAAATAAATCACCTCATCTCCAATTGAGTATTCTTTTGCACGTGTTTCCAGCATTGACTCGTTGCTGTTTTGTGATGGGGTTGTTTGTGGTGATTCAGTTTTTGGTTGTAGAGTTTCTGCTGTTACAACGCGTGTAATTTCAAAATCGGATGGACTTGCCATTGGACCTACATAACCAGGGTCAAGTTTAATCGTGATTAAATGCTCGTCAATGTTTGTGACACGCCATAGTCTATCTTCAATCTCATCCTTCAAATAAAACACTTGGTCTCCTACAGAATATTTTGAAGCTTCTTGTTTCAAGCTATCCCAAGGACCATCAATAGGGCTGCCTTCTGGAGTTCTGGGTGAAAACATAGGTTTTTCTTCTGAGCCCACAGGACTGGGGGTGCCGTATATATATTTATATAACTCATCAGGGTCTGTTGGTGATTTATCATCTGGTTTTTCTGGGAGTGTGCTTTCCATAGAAGGTTGTTCGTCTTTTGAGGTAACATCCAATGTAGGGAATACACCCACGTCCTTTAATCTTTCTTGAATACTCGTTTGTAATTTGCTGATTACATCATAATCTTCCGCATCTGGCATATACATCAAATTATGAATATTCTTGGAAAAGGACATTGTGCTAATTTGGTCTATCGTATCTTCGGTAATAATACGCATTTGTACGTTAATTGTCTGTAACTCTTGCATCAACAACTTGAATGTGTATGGAACACAAATAATACTGAAATCCCGACCATATTTGGACATTTGCTGTATTTGGAAATCATCACTATTTAATGAACCCACATATTGTAAGGGTCCATCTGCCATAGGACTTAACATAACATTCTTTTCTGGGTTATAAACACTCATCATACCGGTTTTATTACATACCGCAAAATAATACTTATCACCCCGTTCCATCATTGATTCCTGCAAGAACGCTGCCGCACCGTGTGAAATCACTGAATCACGTTCCATTTCTCCTATACGCAATCCACCATCGTTCGCCCTTCCCGAAACAGCTTGACGAGTCAATGCTGTACGTGGTCCTCGCGCACGATAATTAATCTTATCCTTAACCATATGTTTCAATCGCATATAATAGTTAAGTCCCATAAATATTTCGCTTTCTATTTGCGTCCCGTCCATTCCATTGTATAATATTTCATTTCCACTTGAATGATACCCTAATTCGTTCAACATATTTCCAAACACTTGCACTTTGCTACCTTTATTCTGAAAACCCGTACAGTCACCA